AACCACATTGGTTTTCTCGCCGTAAGAAAGCATGACTTTACGGATTGAGTCGAAACTGGGGCTGTCAGGAAGTATGGCTGACGCGGCAACGGTGGCGAACGGACCGAGGCTGGGGCGATAATCAAGGCCCAGCGCGATACCCCTAAGCGGCGCCACGATAGGGGAAGCCAAGCCTGTGAACATTTTTGTTATGGCACCTGACATTGGGAACGTGAACATCATTTGCCCGGTGTTCGGGTCCTTGTAAAAGAAGCCACGTCCGTCGCCGTCGGGGTCTGCGTCGCGGCCTCCCTCCGCAATGAGTTGCACTTTACGCAATGCTTCTGCGTTCGGGAGATACCCCAGTTCTCCACCCTTGACAGGGGAAAACCCGAACCGTGCCATACGCCCGAAAAACTCTGCTTGCTGCTGAGCGAACGGTGAAAGGAGACGGAGAATGTCTGTGGTGTTGCGGCGTTCTACCGCGTTGTACACAGTTTTCATGTATTCGTCGATGGCTGATGCGGACGCAAACGACGATACTTCGTCTGCGGTGAGGGTGCCGTACAGTTTGTCGGGGTTGTCTCGTAGGTCAACCAGTTTTGCCCATAGTCCTTCGGTCAGGAATGTTTCTGGTTTTCCGTTTGAACGGTCAACAATGTCATCCATGATTTTGTTTAGGGATGTTTCGTCCATTGACACAGCCAGTTTGTCTACCCACCCGTAATACAGGCTTTTGAACAGGGGGGCGCGTTCAAGTTTGCTGATTGGCTTTGTGTACAGGGTGCTGTGGAACTTGTTAACCATTTGGTCCATTGACCGGATAAGTCTTTCTGCTGCCGGTGTAGACGATACTTGTGGGTCGCGGATTTCCCCGACAACACGACTCGGCATATTCGGGTTTAGGAAAATACTTTCCGAAGTAAGAAGTCTTTGCAGTTCGGTTGTGTTATCCCCCATACCATCGAAAGCGTAAGGGGCGACGGTGTATTTACCGGTGCGCTCGTCGATGTCGACAACACGTCCAAGTTGCCTTTTTTTCAGCGTCTTTCTGCCGGAGCGGTCAAACACTGTGTACTCTACGCGACCCCCCTTGCGGAGTTCACCCTGGATGTAGCGAGAATCAACAGTGACGCGGTATGCCTCGTCGGGGATGTACCCGAAATGCACCACGCTGTTGAGTGTTGGGTCGTTGCCCGTAACTTTCTGTAGGCGACTGTTGAAAGATTCAAGCAGATAGCGGAGATTGTCACCCTCATCAAGGTCGATACTGTTCCAACCTACTTCGCGGGTGCGGGTGTTGAAGATTTGCTTTCCGTTTCTAAACGCTTGTTTTTGCTGGTTGAACCATTTAGTTGCTTCGGGGTTGTTGCCACCCCTGATTTCATCTATGAGTTGGTCAACTGTCATGCCGCCACGCTGAACACCGTTTTCGTCAACCCCAGCAGCCATGCTTCTTACTGCCCAGTCAGCGTTCAGCCGACCGATTTCGTCACCGTGGGCGCGGGCGACATCCAGGTCAACCTTGTTGCTAGGGCGGATGTAGGTCTTGAAAATGCCAAGTTTCTGTGCTTTACGTGCCGCGGCAAGGGGGTCCTGGTAGTAGGAGCCAACGATGTCGCCAGTTGCGTTCGCTAAATCCTTGATGGCGTCTTCGGAGCGGCCAGTACGGATGATGTCTTCCCACTCGCTTCCGAGCAGTGTTCCCCTGCCGTGACCACCAGCGATAAGGGACATCCATTCAATAGGGTGAGTTAGTACACCAACAGCGTTTCGCTTGCCGGACAACGCAATAGAAATAGTGGAATCAACTGTGTTACGAACAAAGTTGCCGATAGTCGCTGTGATGTACTTACGCCATACTTGTTCTTGAACAAACTCTGCTACGGCAAGGGGAAAACGAAGTTGCCCTGCGGTTTGCAGGCTGTCCAGGTTCGGGTCTTTCTTTACCCAAAGCCAGTTGTAATTATTTGTTAGGCGGCGAACCTGCTTAGGGTCGGGTACGAAGAACTCGCGCTTGCCAAGTTCCGATGTTGTTTGCCCACCGGAATACACGATGCTGTCAGCATCAGGTTCAAGGCCGTGGATTCGTGCGTACAACCCCATGTCGGCGGGGTCGCCGAGGTCGTCAAAATTGAAAACCGCTGTTGACTCTCTGTAGTCGGTCAGATTTGCGTAGATGTTGTTAATGATGTTCTTGTGGGTTCCGAACCTCTCCATTGCTGCTTTGGTTTCGGTTTCCAGGTCATCGTAAAGACGCCCGATTTCTTTTTCGTCTTTTGACACAAGTAGTTTACCGGCACGATTGATGAACTGGGTCCTCTTATTGAGGTCGGTTTTGAACAGTTTGAGTGTTCTGTCCAGGGTTTCGAGTTCGAGAATCTGCTCGCGGGGTGTTTCTGCTTGGAACAAATTGATGTTGTGCTTTGGAAGTTTGGCAAATGCCCGCGAAAATCCTTCACCGAACGGTATGGCTTCAAGCATTTTGTTTCGTTGTGCAAGAGAGGTATAGATTTTGCGTCCACCAGCGATGTTCGCTGTAGAGGTGACTTCTGTACCGAGAACATCAAGCAGTTCGGCCTGCACCTTTTGTGGTGTATCCGCGGCCGTCAGCCGCATTACTGTTTCGGGGTCAAGTTTGCGTCCCCACAGGTTCCATGTTTCTGCAAAGTTTTTTGTTTCTGCGGTTCGTTCTACGATTCTGCGTCCGAATCCCGTGGTGAAAAACCTTTGTGCTTTCTGAATGTCAACAGAATCGTCGAGCAGCCCTGCTTCTTCGCGGAGTGCCACCCTTGCTGCTTCACGTTCGGCTTCTGCTAGGCGGGTAACACCGATTTCTTTTGAACCTTTGCCGACAAGCCGTGATGCTCCGGCTACTGCCGCGACGCTGCGCCCGCCTACCCCGGCTTCTTCAGCAATTCTGGCCGCTTTCCCAACCTGGGATGCGAGGGGGATGGCGGGGGTGGCGATAGCGACACCTGCGTCAAGTGCGCCAGACAGCAAACGGTAAGGAACGGTGTCATCCTTTAGAAAAGTTGATGCGAGGCCACGACCAATCGTGAACGCTCGGCCATCAATTTCGCCTCGGAACCGGCGGGCGCGTTCTGCTTGCAGTTCTTTTGCTCGCCCACCAATGAAGAATCCTGTTCCTGCCTGTTCGTCGTTGGCGATAAGCGACCCAAGTTCTGTTGAAATGAACCATCCAGCAACAGAATCATCGGTGTCAAAGATTTGTGCTGTAGCACCTTGCACCATTTCGGAGGGAAGGTTCAACGCTGCGAAGGTGTACCGCGACGCCGTTTTCAGGTTTGACATCAGATTGTCAAACAAACCGTTTTTCTTTGGAGTTGTGCGGTTTGTCCCAGAAATCGGGGCAGATTTGTTTGCGATAGCAAGCAACTGTTCGTCTGACAGGTTGCCTTTTGCTGCGGACAGTTTTACACCGGTCGGCAGTGACGGGTACATCCTGTGAATCTGGCCTACACGGTTAGCCAAATCAGGTGTTGCTGAGGCGCCGAAACTTTGTCTGCGCCTATCTTCCTGTTCAAGCGTGTTCCAAATTGCGTCTTCGGCCTGAGGGTCGTTTGTCAGCACTATGCGCCGCCCCACTTCAATGCAGAAATAAGAGAAGCCAAGTCGTCGTTGGGGAACATTTGGTAGAGAACTTCCAGTTCGTCAACAACGGGGTCACGCATAGGGAGGACAACGGGTGCATCGCTGGGGCGGTTAGCGGCACCAACAAGTGATTCTCCGGGTCGGGTTGTCATCGCGTCTAGCGCACCGAGACTGCCGGGTTGGGGGCGCGGTCTAGGTGTAGGAGATGTGTCTGTTGGGGATGACCCCATTGGGACGGCTTTCTGTGCTGCCATCTGCTTGCCTGCTTCCCCATAGGTTTGCCCTGTTGCGGCTGCGCGGGCAATCTTTTTTGCGGGGTTTTGTAGGTCTGTCCGATTCGAGTATTCAGCCATTTACGCCCCCAAACGGTTTGCGAGTGACAGCACCCCACCTGGACTTGACGGTTGTGCTGCTGCGGCTGCTCCGCCGCCAAGTTGTCCAAGAAGGGAACCGAGGTCCTGCGGTCCGGGGCCGACACCTGCTTCCATGCCGACCCCGGCGGGTGACAGACCTGGCATGGTTTCTGGTGCGCCAGCAGGCATCTGTGCTGCCTGTCTTTCCTGGGCGCGTTTCTGGGCGGCCATGATTGCTTCTGGGAGGGACATCTTGTTGGATTGGACTTGCTCTGCGATGAACGCCAAGTCGTCGGGCTGGTACGGCCCGTTCGGGTCTGCGGCCTGTGACTGGATGGATGACAGCAGGGCTGCTTCAATTCCTTCTGCGACGATGCGGTCACGTTCCAGTTCGGGGTCAGAGATAAGTGGGTCGGCTTCTCGGGCTGACTCTTTTGACATGAGGCCGGTGCCAAGTCGCTGGCCGAGGCCAACGATGAGGCTGTTTACGTCTGCGCCGGAGGCGGAGTAGGCGACATAGTGGAAGTCTGTTTCCCACAGTTTGTTTGGGGTGTAGTCCTTCATTCCTCCGGCGGTGCCGGGGATATAGAACGACTTAGGGTTGTTACCCCAATAAGTTTTTTCGATGGCGATAGCAATTTTGTCTTCTTCGACCATTGACGAAGCGAACAGTTCTTGGGCTTCTTGTACACGGAAATCAACTGTTGCGGCGAGGATGGATTCTCCGCGTCGCCCGGTACGAATGTTGGTGCCTGATTCTCCACCGAACTCTGCGGGGATAGCACCCTCCAGGCGTTCCTGCCGTTCAAGCCGGTCTAGTGCAACATCGGTTTTGTAGCCGGGGTTGGTTTGCAACTGGGTGATGTCGCCACCCTTGACTACTCCTAGTTGCCCGGTCTTGCCGTCAGCCAACTGGATTATTTCTGCGTTTTCTCCAGGGCGTGACACAAGATATTCGTCAGGGAAAATGCCCCGCTCAATCGCAATCTCTGTCAATGCCTGAAGGCGGGCGCGGGTGTAATACATTCCGAGTAGTCCGTCGAACTGGCCTCGGGGTTTGTCAAGTGTGATTCGTTGCGGGATGATGACGAGCGGCATCCCGGTACGGTTGATAACACGGTTCAGTTCGACTGCTTCGCGGCCCATAAAATGTGACCCGGTTGACGGGTCGTAGGACTTTTCGGTTCCGAGGACGGCGGTAACAATTTCGTTGTCGCAAACGTATTCGATGATGGTGAACAGCGAATCCCAGGATGGGTTGCCGACGCGGAGAACACCGTTGATTGCGGCCCCATAGTTTTGTGTGAGCCAACGGTAGGTGCGGTGGTAGGTGAAAATACAGTTGACAGGTACTGGGTCGTCAACATCTACTACGGGTGCGGGAAAAGTGTCAAGCGGGTTACGCAACTGCCATTCGGGAATGCGCTTGTCGAAGTTGGGTTTGATAAACACGGGTGAGTTGCTGTATGCGAGAAGGTGGCGGGCGCGTCGCCGCATCTTCATGTTCATACGGTTTTGGTCCCAGATGGAAAGCATTGCTCGCTTGCGGTCGCGGGCAAGTTTCATGCTGCGGTCTTGTCCTTCGCGGAGCGCAGGGAAGTAGGGGACCGGCATTGTAGATGCGACTCTCATGCTCATCTGGTCAAGTCCCTGTACGAGTAGGTTGGCAACAGATGATTTGGCGTTGCGGTCAAGTTCTGAAAGGGGAACGATGACATCTCCGTTGGCGAGTTGACGTACTTCACGCATTTGGCGCATAAGAGGGCCTTGTGCGTCTAGCCTCTCCTTGTACAGTTCAACTATTTCTTCAACGGTTTTCATGCATCACCTTTGTTGTCGGCCAGACACAGGAAACGATAACACATTAGGTTCTGAGCCAGGACGGTCGCCATTGGCGGGGCGGCATTTTGGCTTGGGTCAAGTTCGGGATGTTAAGCAACGCCATCCATATCGCCATCACGATGTCGGTGCCGTTCTTTTTGTCGCGGGACCATTTGGTGAGTTCGTCGAGGGCGGCAAGGGTTTTCCAGTTTCCCCGCATTGATGGGAACCTCATGGCACCAGACCGGATGACGGGTGGGATGAGGGCTTCAACTCCGAGGTTTTCGTCGACTTTGTTGCGGTGGGTGGTGTGCGGAATGATGTTCACCCGGTTGGTTTGCTGCCAGCGGCGCACAAAGTCGTGCGCTAAAAGGAATCTTTGGGCGGCGTTGATTTCTACAACCCAGTGAGAAATCGGGTAACCCATATCGTATGACCGTTCCTGCCATTCGTCCATTAGGCCGGAGTATTCACCTGTTGAGGTGTTGAATCCGAGGACTTCTTCAGCGGTTAGTTTGACTCTTTCGAGGTCTACTACATGGTAGATGTCTAGGTCTGGTTGGTAGATGAACCAGATGAACGCCCAAAACATTGTGGGGGATGGGTCTACGGCAACGACTGATACCCACGGGTGCGCTAATCCTTCGGGGATGTAGCCAGGGAACCGGTCGTTGTCGATGCAGCCGATGTAGTCCACCCCGTCTAAGCCTTTGCCTCCGGTCATCCATGTGCGTTCGATGAGGCGGTTGTCGATGTCAAGGTCTTCTTGCTGGTAGACGACGTTGAACACATCGGGTTTGTTGTGGCGTATGAAAGATAGGTCTTTCCACGGTAGGCGTTTTGGTTCGAGGAGGGGGCCGTCTGGGTATGGGGGGGCTTTGAATGAGCGGGATTCTTTGCCGGTGTCCAGTTCTTCGTAATACGCTTTGTAGATGATGTGCCGATACTTTTTCTGTCTTACCGGTTGCCCCGCCTGAACATCCTCAGGGGTTTCCACATCAGACCCGTCATAGTTCAGGTCTTCTTCAATGTCGTAGGTTTCTTTCGCTAAACAGTGCGCGTATAGGTCGCCGGAGCCGAGTCGCTGCCCGACGACAGCGAGGAGGCCGCCAGGGTCGCAGCGGGCTTCAGCCACGTTGTCCCATCTTTCCAATAGTTTGTCTCTGGCGACGGATTCCCGTGAGTTGTCTGGTGAGGCCACGTCGTCGAATAGGCATAGGTCGGCGCGGTGTCCGATGAACTCTGCTTCGATGCCGTAGGCGCGGACGGTGGGTTCTTTGTTGTCAAGACCGTTCCCGTCCAGTTGTTCGACGACGAACTCATCGGCTCTCCAAAGTGCGCCTTTGTCGGTTGGTTTGAATCTTCCATAGTCTATTTGGAGGCATCCTTCGGCGTTGAGGGCTAACCCTTTGATGATGAGGTTGGGGTCTGGTTCGATTGGTGCAACCCGCTCAAGTGTTTCACGGATTCGGCGGGAATACTGTTTCGCCATCGCCTGAGAAACCGACCCAATCATCACACGAATACGCCTGTTCCGAACAATCGCCCATACCGCAACATCATGGAACAATGTGGATTTGCCAGCGCCCGGAGGCACATTCAACACCACAAACTCTTTCTCCTCAGATTCCAACAACTGAATCAGGGTGACAGCAGCCTCCACCTGCCACGGAGAAGGAACCCTCCCCAAATAGTGCCGCCTGAAAAAATCGAAATCTTCAAGACCGCGGCGAGCATTATCACACAACTGTTCAACAGGAACAGCAGACGGTAAATCAACCGCATCCATCAACTGTTGATACTGATACGACTGACGCCCCCCAGCCCCATAACTGGTAGACGCTTTATGTTCCGCCTCCCGACGGTTCGCCTCCAACAACTTCGCTTTCTTCACCCAATTCGAGCCGGTGTTCACATGAACACCAACCGTCCTAGCAGCATCAGTAATAGAACGACCAGCAGCAATCAACGCAAAAAACTTTGCTTTGTCCTGCAACGGGACAGCACGTTTAGTTCCCATGAATAGTTGCAAAGCATACAGCATCATGTATAATCAGTTCGCAACACAGCAAGCCCTTACCGTCGAGACGACAGGCAAGGCACCCACGGTCGTACATCGGTTGCATGATGCGGGACATTTCACACCAGGGAACTGGGGTAGATGAACTCTGCAACCAACCAGTACCCAAGACCGACCCTGGCCCTGTTGCGTAAGAAGTTCAAGCAGCGTTGAATGAACGACCAAACATTCACAGTGACACAGGTGTCGGCTAAAAGCAGTTAGCGACGGCCACCTCACAGATTAGGTTCTGTGGAAGCGTGGGGGAAGCGAACCCATGTATGTCAACAACCAAGCGAACACTCCCGCCTCGCTCACGCTCGTTGGGCTACCGCCCTCGGCTACGCCTCAGTTGGTCACAGAAAAACCGTGAACAATGCTGTACACAACACCCACCCCACCCCGGCCAAACTGTTACACACCACACACAGAGACCAACCAACCACACACCGCACCCAACACACCAAAAGAGTGAAACCCTACAAACACGCTAATACATACACCCCGCCCCCCGTACCCTCGGCAGACCCCCAGTTGGCAACAGTCGGTGGCTGTTCAGACGAACGTATGTTCGTGCGAACAGGTGTTCCCACGCCAGAAAATTACATAACTAACATTATGGGCGGGGGGTAGGCACCGCATTATTTGTACTGTACAACCTTCTCGCCGGGGATAGTTGCAGATGCAACAAGTTTCGGTGGCGGGTTGTTAGGGACGCCTTACATTGTGGGGAGTCGGGGACTGTTGGTTTTGTTAGGTGTGCCTAATTTGTCATGACGTTATTCGGCGGGTGTACCCCCTTGCGAGGGGGGTTACTGGCGGGTAAGGGGCCTTGTGGCGTGTCTGGTGGGGTTCTCAGTATGTGGGATGCTTGTTGGGGGAGTGTGACGGATGTCACATGAAAGGGGGTTGACAATGGGGGGGAAGCGTGCTACGGTAGTGGTCATCAAGGGGAACCGAGAGGGGAACCGAGAGAGTGTGGCGAAGGTCACACGGAACCCACTTGACAAAGTGTGCAACACTTGGTAGAGTGGAACTCAACAAGGCGGGGCAACTGCCAGAAAGAAAGGGACAGAATGAAGAGGCGCAGGGACCCCATTAGCGGTCGCAGTATGGCGACAGGGACTGGGCGAGACGGCGGGGCTTGGCAAGCCGTCGGCTACGGGGACAAGGTTCACGTCGGCTTGGAAATGTCAGATGGCACTTGGACGACATTCGTGGAGCCGTGCTCGCTGGATGAGTTCATCACCAGAATGGAGGACTGACGACATGGAACAGGAGACAGAGTGTCGCTGGTTCTTGGGTTGCGAGAACCCCGCCACCACGACAGAGCCACACCCAATTCTTGGGGAGGTGGACATCTGCCAGAGGTGCCACGACAAGGTGGCACGCCTCAAGGACTGACCAGAGGCAGACATACCCTCGCTCCTCTCAAGGAGGCGACGGCTCATGACCGAGCGAGGGACTACCGCTAGACGGCGGGAACAAAGAAAGGGAAACAATGACGGAAACTTATCTGGTGGAACTGGTCACGGGTACGCCGTGGCGCAACAACGGCGGGACTCTCCACCGCTACACGGTGGAGGCGGGGACGGCGCATCACGCCTACGACATGGTGCGGGAACTGTTGGGGCTTCGGAAGATTGATGTGATGGCGGGGTATGTCACGGCGGACCCGTACAAGGTCACTCTGGTCCGTTCGGGCCGTCACCTGTGGGACCTGTCGGTGTGACACTCTCCCCCGTGCGCCGAACAGTCGGCGTGTGTTCATGGCACGGCACGGGGACTGATGTTTCACGTGAAACATCTCAACAGAAAGGGAAACAATGACGACAACTGAAGAGACCGTGGCGGTGACATTCACCCGACACGAATGGGAGACCCTGACACGGGCGGCATGGCTTGGGGCATACAACGTGTCCAATCAGGTGCGGGAGTACGAAGAGCACAACTACCCCGAAATGGCCGCACGGCAGGCTCAACTCGCTCAGGAATTGTGGGCGATGGTGTCGGCGGTCACTCTGGCTCTCAAAGACTGAACAGTCGGTGACTGTTCCCCCGCACGCCGACAGACGGCGACTGCTCACGACAGGGTGCGGGACTGTGACGAAGGTCACAAGAAAAGAACTTGACACCGTGCCACAACTGTGCTACGGTACAAGTACCAGCAAGAAAGGGAAACACATTGGCACACATCACAACGAAAGGGCGCGTCTTGCTCTCTGACCTGTACAGGGCAGGGTACGAGGGCGACTGGCACCCCGGCACGGCGGAAACCTTGTCGCTCATCGCCCGACACGCAAAGACCTATCGCAGGCTCGCAGAAATCCAATGCGGGGACGGCATCCACGACGGCGAGTGGGTGAACGCTCATCAGGACTGGCTCACGAAACGGGACGAGCAGACAGAGGCACGGCTCACGACTCTGGCTAGGCGACTGCCTGAGGGGGTCACGATGGAACTGCAGGGCGACCCGAGGGGTTATCTGGTGCGCCTCATCGTCACCGATGCGAACGGGGTTCCCCGTACCGTGGGGGTGGACTGATGCGGACGACCTACTACACCGAACAGCACCCACGGGAGAACGCTTGGGTGGTCATTGAGGAACGATGGGACGGCACCGTCAAGGTGTACGAAACATGGGACACGGAGGAGACCGCATCAGGGAGGGCTGACCAACTCAACCAGAGGGTGCGCGAACGGGCAGAGGAGGCATGGGTGCGGGCTTGCGACATCGTAGACCAGCGCATGATGGACACC